AACCACGGAAACCAGCATCGGTGTCCCAGTCATTGCGGGGGATGCGCTCCATCTTGGCCTGGGTCATGGTGCTGTTGTCGTAGTACTCGCAGTTGGAGCAGCGACGACGACGAGCCTCTTTCTCATCAACCTGCATGGCCTTTCCGAGCGCCAGCCAGTAGGTCTTGTTGGCTGTTGGCTCGTTGCTTGGGTTCTCTGGGCCGAGCATCCAGTCGTCGATGACGGTCTGAGTGTTTTTCTTGTTCTCGGCTGTGGTGATGAACTCATCTTCCATCGGCAGGCCTGCGAATCCCTTGGGGATGACCATAAATTCTTTCATGCTGTGCTCCTTATGTAATTTCGCGGCCAGATGCGCGGATGGTCAGCGATGTCGCTGCGCTGGCAATGGTTGAGATGAATCCACCGGACTCCAGCGCCTGGCCAACCAGTTCTGGGCATGTGTAGGTCTCATCGGGTGCGATGGCTCGGGTGTCCATGATCAGGTTTGATGCGCCAGCTGTGCCACCTGCTATCACCAGGTTGACACTGATTGTCACATTGGCTGCGCTGGTGTTGGTGATCGTGAACTTGTCGATGATCGCCTTGCAGTTGGTCGCTGTGTATTGAGTGGTTTGAGATGCTTCTGCCTGCTTGGACGGAATGAGGACTTTTACTGAGACGGACATTTAAATCTCCTTAGACGGGGAATGAGAACGAGAACCAGATGCTGCTGGTCGTGTTGTTGTTGTTGGAAGCGTACAACCAGAACTCTGTCCCAGTGACGACAATTGTTCCGGCAATCTGGCTGGAAATCGAAGTTGAACCCCAAACGCCAGCGCTGTTCACCCCAACGGTAAACGGCATGCCTGTGAACTGGATGTAGCCGTTGGTGTTGACGCCCATGCCGGTTCCAGTGATCGTGCCGCTGACAAACACGTGCCGACCGATCTTGGTGTAGGTGCAATTCGCTTGCCCCCAACTGCCAGATATGCTTGAGAACGTCCCATAACTGCAATTGAACGTGCCTTCTTCATAATCGTCCAGCGTGTTTGGGTCGGTGGAAGCGCTTTGCGTGGCTGGGAAGCTCACGCCTGCGCCAGAGGCCGACGGCGTGGCGTTGCCGACGCCAAGTGTCGTGGTGACCTTTGGGGTGGTGAGCGTTGGCGATGTCGAGAATACCAAGTTGGTGCTGGTCGTGCCTGTTGCACCAGAGGCTGTGTATCCTGTGATGTTGTTGAAAGCTCCGATGCCAGCCGTGCCAGTTCCAATGCCTCCGCGAGCGACTGCTAGCATTCCTGTCCAACCGAGCGTCAGAGAAACCCCAGCAAGCAATGCAGTGGCTGGTGTTCCGCCCAGCGTCACCGTCACGTTTGTGTCGTCCGTTTTTGTCAGAGCGGAGCCGGTGATCGTGATGTTGGGTGCTGTTCCACCAGAAGAAGCAAGAGGGGAAGAGGCTGTGACACCTGTGACCGTGCCGTTGCCTGTGCCAGCGCCAATCGCTGTTCTAAAGGTCGCAGCATCCAGCGCAGAAACGCTGTTGTCGGAGTTGACGCGCAAGTACGTGACAGCGCTCGGGTTGCCGAGCGTGAACAAGTTGGAACCAACCGTGGTCGCACCCAGCGATGTTCTGCCCGTGGCCGCGACGAGGTTGGTGCTTCCACCATCCCACTGCCTGCGTTCGCTATATGCCGTGTCCCAGTTGAGCTGGCTGGCAGTCGTTGGAAGCGAGTATCCAGCAGCAAAAGACAACGCAATCGTGCCGCTGGTAGTCACTGGAGAGTTTGCGACCGAGAATCCTGTTGGTGCGCTCAGGCCGACACTTGTGACTGTGCCTCCAGGATTACTGGAGTTGATCGTGATGGAGCCGTCTGCATTGGTGATGCTGACGTTGGTGCCAGCGGTCAGCCTTGCATTTTCCCAGACACCAAGAGTCGCGTTGTAGATCAACAAGCTGCCAGCGAGAACAGGGTTTGTGATCAACACGTTGTGCAGCTCGTCGATCTCATAGCCGTTGTCGACTTTGACGAAAATCTCTCCATTGCCACCGGACTTCTTTTGGACATAACCGACTGTCACAAGATGCTGTGGAGCAATAGGCTTCACATTTGTGACTGCGCCTGGTGTTGTTGGCGACAGATACAGCACATCTCCTTCGTTGAAGGAGTTTGTGTTTAATCCGCGAACAGTGCCAAACGTGGTGATGAATCCCTGGCCATTGATGGCCAAAGGCTCTGTCACCATTCCGATGGTAGCTGCAGATGTAATGTCTGAGTTTGCCAACGCACGCTTCACAAGCAGGTTTGCTCCACTGGCTCCTGAAATGTAGACAACCTGACCGTCTGTCAGTGCGACAGTGTCATTGTTCTTGACCAGAAGCACATTTTCCTGACCGATCTGCAGCGTGACGTTGCCGCCTTTTAGTCCAAGGTCAAGCGTGCCTTCGGTGTCGTTCCACTTGAGCCGACCAGGGATGCCGCCGACAGCCACAGGAGCGTTGTATCGGACATCGATGTAGTCGGTCACCAACGAGTTGTTGTTCTCAATGACTGGTGCCGCAGATAAAAGCTCAAGTGCGTTGGCGATTCGTCCGAGAGTTTCAAGCGCCTGCACCGCTTTTTGTTCAGCGCTTGTGCTGTTGATCTCTGATTCCTGAGCCAGTGCGATGATCTGTGCCAGTGCATCGTTTGCAGTGGCCTGTGCTGTTCCTGCGACGATGCTGACTTCTGCAAGTTCGTCTGGGATGTATTGCGCCTGATCTGCGACAGAGAAGAGCAGTTCAAACTGCCTGATCTGTTGGTGATCAGTCAGAAATGCCGCGAGCTGGTCGCGGGTCAGATTGAGTTTGCGAGAGACTGGTGCGGTTGCCATCAGAACGCCAATGGCTCGATCTGAGCCTCAAGTCGAATGAATGAAACGTGAGCATCGCTGTCGCCACGGAAGCGCTGAATGCGCCAATTGCGCATGTGCCCTTGCTGAAACCATGCAAGGCGTTTGTTGCTACCTGTGGTGCCGACAGAGATGCTACGGTCTTGACTCCATGCCTTTCCATCTACGCTGTAACTGGTGCTGATTCTTGGATTTGTGCCAAGTTCTACGCTTCCTGTCAGGCTGACCAACTCCAGTTCATTGAAGATCGCGCCATTGCTTTCGTTGTAGACGATGAGCGTGCCAAATTCCCAGCGGACTTGTTGACCCCAATGATGGCCGGTGGTCTGCACCAAGTAGCCGATGGAGCTGGATTGTGGATCACCCACCAGCCATTTGTCGTAGCACCAGACCATGTTGCGTGCGCGGTATTGTGCAATTCCAACGATTGTGCTGACCAGCGTAAACCAGACCTGCTCGCCAAGTGCCTCAGATGCCGATGCATCGTAGACGAGTGTGCGGTCTGGAAGATGAACATAGAGGTGTTGATGGTTCTTATCGTTGCGTGCTTCGAGCTTGACTGTTGACAGTTGTTGCTCGCTGTATTGCAGAAGCAGATTGTCGATTTCCTGTGTGCTGATTTTCTGCGTGGTTGCTGACGCACCAACGTAGATGCCAGGTGCTTCATTGCGACCACCACCCAAGAATGCAATGCGCTCGATATAGACACAGCAGGCAAACGTTCCGACCACGCCCTTTTGGATTTGTGCACCATCAATGCGTGCGAATGGAAACAGATCACCACCAACGTTGTCGAACACCTCGATTGTGTGTCGGTTGAGGGCATAGACCTCATTGCGCAGTTTGAGCAATGCCACAACTGGGTCTGGGTCGGCCTCTGAGCTACCATACTTCAGTGGGTTGACAACCAAAGGGTCTGACAGTTCAGTGACGATTAAGTATTGGCCATCGGTTGTCATGAAGTAACCATCGACCCAGCAGAAGTCCAAAACAAACCCAAGGTCTGGATCGACGTTCTGCGCAAGAGTTGATGTAACTGGATTCCAAAAATACAGTCGGCCACCTGATGAAATGGCCAGCAGGTCGAAGCTGTAATCAAGCGTCACAAGATCGCCAGATATTGCATTTCCAGAGCCAACGTCACCCAGAACAGTAACTGTGCCATCTCTGGCCACAGAAACGAGTTTGGTGCCCATGACTCGATAGCAGATGTTCTTCCACTCAATGCCACCACGATCAGTGCCTGGGCCTGTTCCATTGGATACGATTCCATCGCCTGGCCGCAGGAATCCATTGCTGATGCCAGACTTCTTTGGCACTGGCACCATGTTCACAGGGTAGCTTGTGCGCAGTTCTGGCGTGTTGTCAGCGTAGATGCCGTTGAGGATTGGGATTTGCATGGCTTACCACTTGACCTTGTTGGCCCAGTACGCTGCGCTCATCTTGCCCTTGGCGATGTTCTCAGCGTGTCGAGCCTTGAATGATTCGCGCCTGGTCTTGTCCGTCTTGGACTCACCCTCGCGCTTCGGAGACCCAGACACGCCCTGTTGACCGAAGCGAATTGTTTTCACTTGGTCACCATCCTTGGCCACGACAACGTGGCTTTTGGTTGGGTGCGATGGCGTGCGTTTTGGCTTGTTGTAACCCTCCACACCAGCGCGAGCGAGTCTTGCGTCCTTGGTGGCCATTAAACGCCGCCTTCGCCTGTCGCAATGTTCAGTGTGGTACCGGATGCAGAGATGTGCGACAGAACGGTGTCTTCTGTCGATTTGCGCACGATTATCTCGCTGTTGGCACGCACTGGGATGTCTGCCGTGGTTGCTGCACCGTCACCAATGCGCACATAGCAGATGTTGGCACCGCTGTTGACCAAGCGGACTGCTTTGTCCTGTTGGTTGATGGCAATGGTGGCAGATGATGCAGCAGGTGTAACGACCTTGTTGGAGCCTAGGCGCTGGCTGAATTGATTTACAACTGACATGATGTTCTCCTAAAAATTAAGCGATGCGGTACCACGAATTTGTGGCTTGATAGAAGCGCATGCGGAAGAAGTCCTGCGCTGCCAGTGTGCTTGGTGCGCCATAAACGTTGGCAGCACCGTTGAGCGCCAGCGTGAAGCTGGTGATCTGCTGGGTTGTTGTGATCAGCACCTCAGTTCCGTCAGGCGTGCTTGTGTTCAGTGGCAGCGTGATCGTGCCGGAGGCCAGCGTGCCAGCAGGCTGGACGACCATCCACTGCTGTTCGCTTGTTGGCGTTGGCACTGTGATGTTGAAGCCTGTGCCTGGTGTGTACAGGTTCGTGGCCACAGTCGGCGCAGCGAACGTGGCTTGGAAGTACTGCAGCAGCTGGCTGATCGACATCTTTCGAGCATCGCCATTGTTCGGGCTGTAGACGGGGATTTGGTCGCCGCCAGAGACTTGGCTGATGCCTGCGAGTTGGTTGATGGTTGGCATATTGTTTCCTCAGTAGAAGTCGATGGGGCCGTCTTGACCGGCCAGCACTGGCTCGACGGGTTGTTGCAGGAACGGGCTGTCGTAGTTGCGCCAGGGCTTGTTGCCTGCACCGGCTGGCATGCTTCCAGGCATTTGTTGCTGGTTTGGCATGGCTGCGATGGACAGCAGGGTGTTGTAGGACTCCTTGGCCGTGGTCTTGGTGTCGGGCATGACCTGCTTGCCATAGCTCGGTGCCAGCTTGATCGCCAAGTTGGTGTAGATGGCCTCATTGGACGAGTCAGGCACGTTGGTCTGCTCGTCGAGATTGCTGTCTTGAGGACTGGATGGCAGTGGGTAGCCAAGGCGGATGCCGAGAGCGTTCCATGCTGCGATCATTGTGTCCAGTCTACGCAGTGCAGACTGCAACTGCTCTGGGGTCAGATCGAAGACGTAGGAGGCAAGGCCAATTTCCTCAAAGGCCTGTGTGACGAATTGGCGCTTTGTCCATCCCATGTCATTCTCCTGTGGTTTCCGATAGTCTGTCCTGGATCAATTGTCCCAGTTTTTTGTCCTTTGTGCGACCATCGAAGCGGATGCCGAGTTCTGTGGCCTTGGCCTCAAGTTCTGCGCGGGTTGGCGCTGCATCGTCGGCTGGAATGTCGTCTTCTGGTTGCTCTTGGACAGGCACGACTGCTGGCGCTGCTTTAGCTTTCTCGCGCCAGTCCAGTGGCTTGGCTGCCTTCTGTCGCTTGGCAGGCTTGAGCATCCACTTGGGCTTTTTTCGCTCTGGGCCATTGGCCTTGTCGCCAGCGGCTGTGATGGCCTCAGCGGATGAGACGAACCAGCCTGTGGTCAGCTTGTTGTCGAATTCTTCTTGCGTCTGGACGCTGATGTAGCTGTATGTGCCGCCACCTGGCTTCTTGTGAATGCCTGGGCTCTTGTAAAGCATCGTTGGAAATGTGCTCATTTCATGGCCTTTTTTGGAGCTTTGCTTGGCTTGCCTGCTGCTTTGGCTGCTTTTGTGGCAACGTTCAATGCGATGGCCACAGCCTGCTTCATTGGCTTGCCTGCTTTTTTCTCGGCCTTGATGTTCTTGCCGATAGATTTGCTCGAATAACCTTTTGCCAATGGCATGGTGATCTCCTTTTGTGAAAGAAAGAAGGGGCCGAAGCCCCTTCCATCAGTTCAACTTACTGGTTGAACAACAAGATGCCGGACATTTCAGGCTGCTTGTTGACCACGCCGAAGAGCGTATCCATGCGGTACTTGATCGTCATGGTGTCGATGTCGTACCACTTCTGCATCACCAGCTCCACGCCTTGGTCGGTGGTGGCACGCATCACTGCGGTACCAGCGTCCGATGGGACTGCGTAGCGGCCAGGCAAGATTTCCAGCGCATCACGTTGCCAGAACACGTTGATGTTCGAGGCAGCGGTGTTGAGCCAGTTGATGGCAGCAGTAGCAGAAGGAGTCACGGAGACGTTCTGATACTGGGCTTCTGCATCGGTACCACCTTGGTCAGAGATGATGCCAGGGCTGATCACCATCTGAGTGCCGTTGGTGATGCTGATGACACGGAATGTCTTCAGTTGGCCAGTGGACTGCTTGGTGATGTGGTGCAAAGCGACCACGCCGTCGATGGTGAAGCAATCGCCAGCAGCCACGCCGACCGTGTTGGACACGGTGACGGTCTGGAAGCGGTTGTCCACGTTGATCTGGCCGCCGACAGAAGTCGAAGTAGCCTGTGGCACCAAGTAGTTGTTGGCAGAGGTCTGAGTGTCGATGGTAGTGGTACCACCGGCAGCAGCGCCGATGCGGTTGGCGTAGTCGAACTTGTAGGTATCGAAGCCAGCCACCATGCCGACGAAGTTGCGCTCATAAGCCTTGTCAGACTTCTGGTTGCCGAACGAACGGCTAGCTTGGGACAGGTTACCGGCCAGACCGTTGTAGTCGCGGCTGGACAGACCCAAGAAGCGGTCGTAATCAGGCACGCCTTGCTCGTTCATGATGGCATCGCACAAGGAGATGTCGTCATAGTCACCAGCGGCAGCGCCGATTGGCACAACCAATGTGCCTTGAGCAGCGGCAGTGGCCATGATTGCCACGTTGATGTCGGAGGCCAGCTTCTGCTTGGCAGACTCGCCCAGACGACCTTCTTGCAACGCATCGCGCAGTTCGAGGGTTGTCATTGTCCAAGGAACAGACTTGCCGAAGCCGATGGTGGCAGGCACCGAAAGCTGGGTCATGTTCTTGTAAGACACGGGAGTGCCAGGGGTGCTGTTTTGCGACTCAGCGATGTAAGGCATTGGACGCCAGATCGTGTTGTTCGCACGCTCCATCATTGTCTGGTCTGTGTTGTACACGTTGACGTGACGCGACAGAACCAACAGGTCTTGGAAGCCTTCGAGGATGTCTTCAAACGCTACGCGTTCTTCTTTGGAAAAATGGTTGGACATGGTTAACTCCTAAAAAATGTCATTTGGAAGCTGATCGCTTCTGCTGCTTGTACTGGATGACTTTCGTCATGTTGCCAGTGCGAGCAGCTTCTTCTCGCAGCCGTTCAAGGGTTGAGTCCACCGCCCCAGATACTCGGCCAGTTCCTGACACGATTCTCTCGGGTGGCGGGGCTGCCTTTCGGTTCGTCACTTTCAATTCCTTCTCCAGTTTCGCTACCGCAAAGGCAAACTTTACGGGGTCTTTGATCTCGGACAGCTCTTTGGCTTTCTTTGGGTTCTTGCCGAGCGCGTAGATCACGAGCGCGGGGTTATCCGCACCTTGGAGCACCACACCTTGCTGGGTGACGGTGAAGAGTTCCTGGGCGACTGCCTCGGCATCTTCAAAGTCTTTGACTCGCAGTTCGGCTTTCGCCTTGCCGTAGCCATCCAGTTTGGCTTGCCATGCCTTTTGCTGATTCATAACTTCAGCTTCTTGCCTGGCGTTGGCTTCGTCGGCTTGGCGCTTGCGCTCAAACCAATTGGCCAGTGCTTCCTCGAATTTGTCAGCGTCATAGTCGTAGTCTTCGAGGCTTGGCTTCTTGCCCAACACGACCGGCTTGGTCTCAGTCTGTGTGGTGCTTTGCAGCTTGGCTTCGAGTTCACGAATCCGGCGCTTGTCTTCGCGTGATGTTTTACGCAGCTCGCGCACCCATTCAGGCGCATGAGTCTGTTCTTCGGGAGGTGGCGCTTCCTCACCAATGGAGACGATCACTTCGTCCGAGTCGCCTTCGCCATCTTCGGTGCTTTGGTCTTCGCCCTGGTCGCCAACGGATTGGTGCTCGTCGGTGGTTTGCTCAGTGCTCTGGCCTTCGTCCTCAATGACGATGGTGTCGTCGTCCTGGTTCTCGTCTCCTGATACTGCCTTTGTGTTCATCTTCTGACCCCATCAAACTCACCCATTAGAACGGCTGGGTGGATGCCGTTTATCACATTCTCGCGCTTTTTCACTTATCTTACAACGGGCTGGATGATCTCACCCTGCGCCATTTGTTGGACTGCCTCGGCATTTGTGAGCGCCATGTTCTGTGCGTTCTCGTCGACCTTGCCCAGTGTCTCAAGTGTTTGAGCGTGACGCAGTTCAGCGTTGGCGATGGTTTCCACCGTGTCTGCGCGTGCCTTGGCTGCCTTGGCTGTGGCTTCCTCTGCTGCTGCCTGCAGGTACATGGCATTCGGGTCTTGCGGCTTGCCCTGCATTTCGGCCATGAGTTCCTCGGCCTCTTTCTCGGTCGGCTTGACCACGCCCATGCGCAGGAGCTTCTTGCGGAAGTAGGCGTTGGCATCGCTGATGCCCTCGCCCTCCATGTTCATCATGGCCATTGCGCCGAGCACCTGTGCGGTCTCTGGGTCGGTGGTGATCTGGAGCATGCCGGTCAGGGCGCGAACTGTCGCGGCCTTCTTGCTGCTGCTCGATGGGCCAACGTCCACGTTCACATCAAATGTTGCGCTGGTCAGGTCGTTTTCCATGACCATTTCGCCAGTTTCCTGGTCGATGGTTGGTGTCATCAGCTCGACCACACCGATCTCACCAGTGGGGGCCACTGTCTTCATCTTGCGCTTGTCTTCGATGTAGATTTCCTTGGCCATCGACAGCCAGATCTCGCCGCAGCGCTTCATTCCCTTGGCGAAGTTGCTCATGTAGATGAAGGCTTGGCCATCGACACGGGCCTGGATCATCTCGACGGCCTTGCCGGAGATGTTGCTGACCATCTTGTCGGCACCGGCTGGGTTGCCCAAGATGTCCTGCATGTCGGTCTCGGTGATCTGCAAGAGCGCGGCCATCGCTGGAGGAATGCTTGGCGACTTTGTGTATGCCACTGGGCCGCTGATCGCCTGGTTGCCGTTCTGGTCTGTGATCGGGTTGATCAGCAGGTATGGGTAGTCCTTGAGGTTGTCTTCTGCCCACATGACTTGGTGGCCAGCGACCTGCTCGGGTGTGAGGATGGGCTTCTCGACCGATGACAGAGCGCTGATCTCGCCCAGCTTGGACAGTTGCATGTTCTTGAGGCGCTGAGCATCTTTGGCCAAGCGCACATGGCCCATGCAACGCTCGACGTTGTCGACGAACCAGCGCTTGCCGTAAACGACCACGATGGGGATGCACTTGCCTGCGATGTAGCCGCAGTCTTCGAGCACCTTGCCACCGCTGAGGATGTACTTGCGAACCTTCTTGCGCTTGACGCGCTTTTGGCGCACCTCGACTGTGCCGATGGCTGCCAGCGTTTCTTCCAGTGTCTCATCATTGGCGAAGTCGGCCTGGGTGTAGCGAACTTCCTCACCTGCGATGTCTTTGAAAATGCGGATAGTCTCGGTCTTTTCCTCAACCTTGTAGTACTCGGCCACGTAGACCACATCGGGTGTGCACCAGTCGAATTCGTACTGATGGACGATCTTTGGCCAGTCGGTTGGGTCATCGCCCCATGTGTCTTTGTAGGCCTGCTGCGTCATGGATGTGACCACGAAGCAGTACTTGGCATCTGCCTTGTCTTGGCGCTTGGCACCGAGGTCGAAGAACACCGAACTGTCAGCGTCGAAGATGGGTTCGATGCGGATGCGCTGGCGGTCGTCTTCGTCGTTTTCCTCGTCTTCGTAGACGGTGCGCAAGCGCCATGCACCGATGCCGCCACCGACCGCTTCCTCGAATGCGTTGTCGTAGGCTTCATCGGCCACCGATGCCTGCTCGTCTGCTCGGTAGAGGCCATCGCAGACCTCGGCCAGCTTGTCGTTCTCAGCGCCATCTTTTGAGACGAAGTCCACCGTGATGCGGTTGTTTCGATATTCGTTGACCACACGAATCACGGCCAGCATGATCTTGTTGACCTCGAACTTCGGCTTGTTCTCGTATTGATCCCAGAGTGGGCCTTCCCACTGGCTGCCTGCCAGGGAGTAGAAGCGCCTGTCTTGCAGGCATTGCAGGCGTTCGTCGCGCAGTGCGCTTTGCACATCGTCGAACTGTGCCAGCGCTTCATCGTGCAGGTTGGCAAGGCGTTGGTCGTTTGAGAGTCGGGCCATGTTAAATCCTCATTTTGTGCGATTGTCTCACCACTTGTGCATAGTGGGCAATGGTGTGAACGTCTGTGGTTTGGTGACCGTTGCACGACGAACGCCCTCGCAGGCGTAGCGCAGTGCGTCAATCACGTGGTTTTTCTTGTCTTCGAGCACCGGCAGGATTTTGCCGGTCATTGGGTCTTGCTTGTAACTGTACAGCGTCAGCTCGTCAATGGTGTGAATGCAGCGCGGATGCACCACGATGTCGTAGTTCTTCAAGAACTCGATGCCTTCCTCGACCGACTTCGGGCCTTTGACCGCTGTCATGATCTTTGGAAAGCCGTTCTTTTTCATGTGGCTGATCGTCTCTGGCCTGGCTGAGTCGGCCACGATTGGCCACTTCTCGGCCTCTGGCACTTGCATGAACAGATCTGGCGTGTTGACGATCTCGCAGCCGACCATGTAGGCCTCGTAGTCGATGTAGAGCGTGCGGCCAATGATGTGGCAGCGCACCAGCGTGGTCGGGTCAACAGCGAAGCCCCAGTCAGCGCCGAGCCGGTGGATTGCGTCTGGTGGTGCTTCAAAGTCCTCGACGCGCCAGTTCTTGAACACCCTGGTGTTGCTGTTTGTGAGGTAGCCACCCATCCAGACGTGCTGGTATTTGTCTGGGTCGCGCCGCTTGTCATACTCCATCTCATCGCGGAGCACATCAGGAAACCACGGATTGTCTGTGAAGTTGACCTTGAGGACGGTTGCGTCCTTTGGCGGTGTCGGGCCTCGCAGCAGAAAGTCGACTGGGTCATTCTGCTGGCGCGGGTTCCATGTAAACCACAGCTCGGACTCTGGCTTGCGGATGGTTGGCCGAAGTAGGTCAAGGCTGGTCTGGCTCAGGCTTTGGGCTTCCTCAACCCATGCGCAGTCGTAGCCTTCCAGTGACTTGATCGAGTCGGCTGTGTGGTTCTGCATGCCTTGAAAGATGATCGCGCCATCGCCTTTCTTGGACTTGATGACGACATCTTGCACCTCGAAGTAAGCGCCAGCGTTCATGTCCTGAATCTTTGTCTCCAGTAGGCGCTTGACGGATTGGTTCAGTGACTTCTGAATTTCACGGACGCAGACGCTGCGCCGCTTCTGATCCATGATGTGTGCCTCGATCATCAGCTCGGCAAACATGTGGGACTTGCCGGAGCCTCGGCCACCCCAAGCGCCTTTGTATCGGCTTGGCTCTAGCAGTGGCACTGCCCACTCTGGGGTTTGAAGTTGCAAGACGCTCATGCCTTCACGACCACGCGCTCAATTCTTTGCACCAGAGGATTGGCAGGATCGCCAGAGACTTCGATCTTGTCGCCAAACTTCTTTGGGGCCAACTTGGACAAAAGCCACTTTCGGGTGTCAATCTGCACCTTTTTGTCAGCCACCGCGCCAGAGTCAGTCGCGCCAGAGTCAGTCGATCCAACTGGACGATCGGCAATGTCGAGCAAGTCGCTGGCCATCATTTCCAGCAAGTCCTCGCGCGCGCGCGCATAGTCTGCGGCAAGTTTAGCATCATCGTTCAACCAATCGTTAAAGGTGCTTTGATTGACACCTGCTTGTTTGCATGCTTTGAATGCGCTAAGGCCATTTCGCATGCCATCAAGCACCATCTGGCTGATCACAGCTCGGTCTTCACTGCCAGGCTTAGTTCGCTTGGTTGGAGATTTTGCTTTGTGTGATTTTGTGGTCATGCTTCTTTCCTCGCCAAATAAATCCAAACTGTGAGAAGCGCCAGCAACCACCATTGATGGGTTGCACCAATTGCAGCGCCAGAAAACCAGATAATTAAATCGTGTTGATTTGTGGTCATTGTGCATTGTCCTTCATGTTTTGGATTCTCGCCAGTTTCATGGCATCTTTTAAATCCATTCTGAGTTGCTCGTTTGCGGCCTGCTCATCTTGGAGTCTGATGTAGACCTCGGTTGCAAACTTGGCCAGCGTGTCGTGTTGCCAGCTTACAAAATTTGGTGTCTCTCTTTGTTTTGTCATGTTAGTACCTACTCACCTTTCTGTGGATAACTTTTTCCCGAATTTTTCGCATCCAGTTGCCCCTACTGCCCCTAACGTATACGTTTTAGGGGCGGGGCGGGGCGATTTAACTGGCTTTTGCCCCTAATCCCTAAAAACCCCTAGGGGCAGTCAGGGGCGTTTAGGGGCGTTTCTTTTCTCCATTTTTCTGCATCATCATGGCACTGACTTGGGCCTCGTTGATGAAAATCCAGCCATGTTCGAGTGGCTCAATCGTTCCTGCATTGAGCATTTGAGCGATGATTCCGTCAGGTCTGCTTGCCTCTGTTTTGTTCTTTGCTGTACGCTCTGACATGCCATCTTTGACAAGCAGATCACGCAGTGCAGACCTGCTTACATAGGGTAAACCATCACGTTCTTCTGCTCCAGAAGACCACCATGCACGCTCAACGGTTCGATTGTTTTCATCATGCTTTGTTGGTTTTTTGTGTGGTTTTGTAGTTGCTGCCTCATCGTCTGGGATGGCCACGCAAGTGGTTGCAGCGCCTCCAAACTTGGTTGTACCCATCTCAATGATCTCCAGTTTGAAATAGATCGTGTCGCCTTTGCTTGGGAGTTCGCGCTGTTTTGTGACTGTCACTGAGCGTGTTCCGTCTTTTTCTGTGACCTCGATCTCGGTGTCAATGTGTGCTCGGATTCCTGACCAACCACGCGCACCTTTGGCTGCATCTTTGCCATTGTGGTGAATGATCATCAAAGCTGCGCCTGTGGATGTGGCCACTTGGTCGAATCTGGCCATGACTGGGCCCATGTCCTCACCACTGTTCTCGTTGGCTCCTGCGCTCATTCTGGCCAATGTGTCGCCAATAATCAGGCGTACTGGCTGTCCTTTGATTTTTTCGACTGCTCGCACCAGCTCAATCACATCATGGGCATCTTGATCGCCTGAATAGAAGTTCATGGGGACTGGCACCATTGCCAAATTTTCTAGATTGCAGCCGTGGAACTTCTTGATGGCCTGCATACGTGAACGAATGCTCGCTGGTGCTTCGCTGGCCAAATAGACCACCAAGCCTGGGTCTGTCTTCCTGCCATAGCAGTCTGTTCCTGTGGCGATGGCTGTGGCCACCGAGAGCGCCCAGAATGTCTTTCCTGAGTTGCTGTCGCCATAGACCACCACCGAGCTTCCAATGGTCATCAATCCTTCGACTAGCTCGTCCGGTGCCTCGTAATCGTTTCCAAGCTGGTCTCCGAATACGACCTTTAGCTTATCAATCACCGCTGTGCCTGTCTGTTGCACCAGCAGACTTGTCAGGTCATGGCCCGCCTGGGCATAATCATTTGCATCCATGCCTTCGATTGGAGGCATCACCACGCGCACGCCGTACTTGGCACTAGCTTGATCGGCATACTTCTGTCCAACGCCATGTTTGTCGTGGTCGGCCACAATGACGATTCCCTGTCCGTTTCCATACATCTCTCGCAAGCTGGCTGTCACAGGAACAATACTGCTGGCGCTATATGACACCACACATGGCCTGCCGGTTGTTTCGTGGATAGTGGCTGCCGTTGCAAATCCTTCTGCCACATAGAGCGTTCCTGGTTCGTCCATCGTTCCAACCATCCAGAATTTACCACCGGCTTCTGCACCTGGGTGATATAGCTTTCCGCCTTCGTTGTCGATGTATTGCAGTGAGCACAAGTTTCCGTCATGACCAAAGAGTGGCAGCATCAGCCTGCCATCTCCTGTGATGCGTGCACCGTGAGGCTGAACTCCTTTGCGTTTGAGATATGGATGTTCCGCATTGGCCAGAGATGCATGACTCCAGATCGTCGCCACTGTGGTTTCTGCTACTTCATGCTGCTTCTCCAGCGCCGCATCTCGCAGTGCCTTGGCCTCTGCCATGCGCCGAACGTGCGCCATTTCCTCTGCTGGTGAAAACTGTCTGCCAACATCAGCTCTCCACGGAGACTCGAATCCCATGCGCCAGCATCCAAACCTGCCAGCTGGGATGCCATCCCCAAAAATCACATACCAGCCAGATTTGTCACCAGCCTTGGCGCTTCCCTTTGTTCCAGATTTGAACCTGTGCAACTTTCCATCAAGAACCACATGCTCTGGTGGTTCCAATCCAGCTGCTTGAATGGCATCAATCAGTTGTTCTTCTGGTGAAGCGACACGCTTTTCTGGAGATGGTGCCCATGGCCCACCAAGTACTTTTGAAAGGTCAGCCATTGATTGTGGCCTCCTGCCTAATGAGGTAATCGCTTAGGGCTTTGACCGTCTCATACAAGGGCTTGGATTCCTCTTGCATGAACCTGTAAACCGTGGCTGGATGCACACCGGCATTCTCGGCCACTCGCTTTAGATTGGCATCTTCCAGCCGTTTTTTTATCTGCTCAACAGTCATCATAATTTGCACCTATGTAAATATTTTTTCGGGAGTGCTTGCACTATACCCTATTTTTGGTTTATAGTTGCGTCTGTTGCTTTCCAGATCGCCATGTTGAGTTCTGGCTTCCAGCGAAACAGCTTGGCCAAGTGATCGGTCAGACCGAACTCAGCGGCAAGCTCTTGCACTTTGTCTCCGTC